AAAGTCACGGTCACAGGTTCTCCAGAATGTGGAGTTGATGGGGAACCCCAAATGGCTCATCCCAAAAACTGCCGGTGTCGACACGTCCTCGTTTACCGACAGGCCCGGGGAGAAGGTTTATTATAATGCTGCTGGGGGCAAGCCTGAGATGGCACCACCGAAGCCGCTGCCAGGATACGTGCTCGACAACATTACCCGTATCCAGTCTGAGATGCAGGACGTTGCAGGCATTCACTCGGTAACGCTCGGTAAGCGTGCGGTCAACGTGTCTAGCGGTAGCGCCATCGACGTGCTTTCGCGTAACGACATGAGTCAGCTTCAGGTGTCTCAGAACGCAATGGAGCGAGGCATTAAAGAGGTCGCAAGGCTTACGCTTGTTATCGCGAAGCGATACTACACCGAGCGCAAAATGCTTCGCATGATGGATACGCTCGGAAGCGTAGTCCACAAAGAGTTAGACTCAACCAACCTTACCGAGGACCCGGAAGTGTTCTTGCAGCCGGGGTCTTTGTTTAGAACCGAAGCGCATGACCGCGACAGCCGAGTGCTTGAGCTATTCAAGCTTGGGTTGGTTGACCAGGAAACTGCGACCAGGGAGCTTTCCTTCCGAACGTCGAACGCTTACGTCTCGCGTCACATCGCACAGATGTCTCACGCGCAAGACCTGCTCGCAGCCGCAGCATCTGGATACGACATCGAGATATTTGCGTCTGATGACCTCAAAGCGTTTAAGCAGGTATGGGAAGAGTTCATGCAGTCCGAGGACTTCTACCTCCTTCCTGAAGATAGGCAGGACTACCTTAGCGATGTCTACGTTGCCATCTCTACCTTTGGTATGGGAGACGAGGCGTATCAAAAGGCCGCGATGAACCGAAGCGTTTGGCCGCGCAAAACTCCCGTAGCTGCACCAGAAGTTGAGCAGGCAACCGAGCTTGGAATCCAAGAGTCTCAACAGGCGCTCAACCAAATGGGCCAGGAGCAGGTCTACGAGGCCGCCAGACGCGACCAAGTGGAAGATGCGGTGTCACGCATGGGTCAGCGCAGTGAAGCCCTTATATCACCAGTAGGACCGGGGTACTGATGTTTGTCTTCGAGATTACTAATCTGTTTCGGCAATACTGCGATGAGCCCGATACGACGTGGCTTACCGCAGCAGATGTCGCAAGCTACCTTCTCACCGGGTACAACGAGTTCCGGTGGAAGGTAAGCGACATGGCACCTCACACCTATGCGGTAGACGTGTCTATCCCGGCAGCAAGCGTCACTGAGTATGACCTTGCGTTGCCTGCAAATGCGGTGAGGATACTGGGAAGTAACCTGTCTGCTGGTGTGCAGCGAATGACCCAGCTTATTCAGGTTCGCACACCCACCAGCTCAACACCGAATGACCTGCTCTGGAAATCGGCGCAAGGCTTGCGTGACCTACAGTCGACGTATCGGTCTTATTACTTACAGGGAACGACGCTGTACCTGTCGCTAGCACCTGGAAGCAACCTGATTGTGACGTACATTCCAGAGAACTCGGTGAACTGGGCAAACACGGCAACCGGTGCCGGTGCTGAGTACGTTGATGACCTCGCAATGTTTCACGATATCATCGCGCTGCTGGCTTACAAGCAGTACTCGATTCGAGACGCAAACGTAAATCAGCCCCTCATGATGCAACTAGGCATGAGGCTTAGGGAGTTAGAGGCGTATATGAACCGTCGCAACTTTGAAGGGGTTCAGTACGTGAGAAGGACATCCGATTCATACGAGGACGTCTAATGCCTAAGTATACCGAGACTGAGATATTAGGTGATGGATGTAAGCTAGACGCCCCTACGAAGGGGTCGTTTGCAATGAACATGATATTTCGTCGAGGTGCATGGGAAGTAAGGAAAGGCTTCGGCCAGTTTGCACAGCGGTGCTCAACGATGGCGTTGCCCGATATTGCAGGAAGAGGAAACACCACCCTGCAAAAGCATCTCGGAAGCAGGCTCATCAAAACCAACTTTGACCATGAGCAGATAGTTTCAGTCTTTGAAGGTAACGCCAATACTGGGGACACCATCCTCGGCACAACGCTTAGGTCATCTAGGCGCATACCAATATACACGGTGCAGATTGACGACCTCACGGATGGCACCCGGTGGGAGGTCCCCCTTTACCAGCACACTGTAAGCCAGAAGTCTGATGTGACACTAAACATATCAACCGCTTACGAAGATGCTGCTAGCTATCCGTTGGCGACAATGCACGCCAACTATGAGACGGATACAACGTATGACAGGCAACGGTGGGTCACAACACTGTCTGCTGGAGACCATGCCTTTACGTTTGTCGAAACTAAAGACAGGGTTATCTTTTCACACCCCGTTCTTGGTGCGTGGATTTATTATCCCACAAAGTTTCAAGATGTTACGCAGAGGACCGTGCAGGTTACCGGGGCATATTGGCACGAGTCATCTCGACCTTATGGTGAGTCGTCAGTGGTGTCACCTTTAGTCATGGCGGGCCAGGGGCTGTTTGGCGGCGCGGCAGACGGTCTGTCTTATCTTATACCATCCGACTTTCCGCCTCCTTCGGCAATAGCTGCCGTAGGGAACAAGGTGGCGTATGCCAGGGACCGCACCGTATTCTTTTCAGACGACGACTATTATGCGTCCGTTTTGGGGGATAACGTAATTGTCATTGATAGCGAGAACCCTATCACTGCAATCGCAGAGCAGTTAGGCAACCTTACTATATGGACATCTACTGAGACGTTTGTGTTTAGGATTCCTTCTACCGGGGCTTTAGGCTCGGGCTCGCTGACAAAAATAAGTGATACCGTTGGGTGCCTTAATGCAAACTCATGGGTAAAGACCGGCAATGACATTGTGTGGATGGACCGAAACAACGTGTATCGGACCACTGGAAACCTCATTGTAAGTCCGGTGGCTGACGTCATTGCTCCGTTCTTTACGGACTTTGTGACCAACCCAATGACAAGCTACTACGTGGCTAACGGCGTATCTACGCCTGTCGCATCAGACAGCCAGAATATGCCAGACACTACATTGCGCCTTAACGACACACGGTGTCACATGGCGTACTCGCCCAAGCTGGATGCGGTGTTTGCCGTGTTTCCTGAAGAGCGAGAGATGTGGGTGCTATGTAATGGCAAGTGGGCGTACTGGACTGTTGAGTCAATGGTCCACATTAACGGTGCCGGCGCGGCAGATGTTGGTTCTAACCTTCGTATTAAGTCCCCCTGGATGGTTACGGGGGACGACACCGTTGCTCTTGTCACAGGACCTTTAAGTCAGTCACATGATGACGCAAGCGCAGCAGGTCTCGATGTCGGCGGCACCAACTATCAAGTCCTGGTGTACGGTCGAGGCGGTTCGATTGACCGCTCAGTTGAGGACGAGGACTATCGAATACCCGCGCAGAACTATGTGTACCTGAGCACAGCCGGATACTATGACTCTAGAAACCCGCTGCATAAAGTTACGATGTACCTAGACAAACCATTCAAGGTAGACCGTGGGTACAAGTTCAAGTCGACGGCGGCAGCTTCTACCGTAATTAACAACGAAGACGTGTGGTGGGTGCCTATCACAGTGGTGTTCCCTGTAAACACTATTACGCCTGCTAGCGGCGTTTCTGCGTGGTCAGTAACGCTTGGGTTTGACAATACCAATTGGAAGCCAAGGCTAGATGACCCATCTGCCGCTACTGGCGCAATAGATTACGCGCTGCCAAGCGAACGTATTGCAGGCCTTGGTGGATATACTGTGACGCAATCTGCTGCCAATAGGATTAGCATTGCGTTTGCTTCTGGCGGCGCGGTTCCGGTTATATCTTCTAACGAAGACCGCGTGAACATGCTTATGTATCTTCCGATGCAAAGACTTAACGATGCCGGAGTAAGGTCGTTTGGGTTTAGCGTGGTTACGAATGCGTCGTTTACATCGGGCGGGACTGCGCGTATTGCATCCGTTATAAGCTGGGAGCAGTGGCACCTTGGGACGCCTGACATGTCCAAAGACGATAACGTCGCACTGCCTGTAGACTGGTGCTACAAGTCGCAAGAGGTCGGACTAACAGACGCCAACCTGCTAAAGGCGCGTGGGCTTTTCGTAAGATTGCTCTCTCATGGCTCAGGCGTAACAACCGATTACCTTGTTCCTGCTTGGCCTTATGGTCCGTTCAATACGCTCCTTGGTAGCGACCGTAAGGGTTGGATGAGCCAGGTCATCGACACGGCTACATCTGGAGCCCCAGGCGCGGAACAGCCAGCGTTAGACCTGCTGACCAACAAGAACACCACAAGGACGCGAGTTCGAGATGTTGCAGGGAATATGCAGCTTAAGAACTTCGTCGCGTCGACTGCTGCTGCGGGACTTCATTATGGAAGAGCAGGATTGGAAGGTGGAGACTACATTATCGACGACCAGGAGGTGTCGATTGTGGCGACCAGCGACGGGGTAAAAGGTAATAGCTTTTCGTACATGGTGTTTGGTCATGTGCAAAACAGAGCACAGGCGCTAAAGCTAGAGAGCGTTCTTGCACAGTTGCGCGTGGTGGGTGGCTCAAGAAGGAGGTTTGGACATTGAGGTTCGCTTCTGAAATAGAGCACCGAGGCCTTGGGCGTATCGACCAGGCCAACCAAGATGCAAGGCAAGACGTTGTTGCAGGGCTCAACAGTCTCGACTTTGAGACTCCTTCTGTGACGTATGAGGAAACAGGAAGTAGCTACAACAAGGCAAACCTGAGCGCAGGAGCGCATCAGCGCATTAGGATTACCAAGCCCTTCGGCATGGTGGGCGGCCTTGGGGTCAAGACAGTGAGCGCAGGGCAGTCGACAATAAACGCAAAAGCGGTGATTGACTCTGTTCACTTTAAGAACACAGACAAGTTCCCTAATGAGCTGGTCATTGTGGGAACCGGAACTGCGAACACAGAGGTTCGGGTAGTGTTCCGAAACTGCGTGTTTGAGCGCACAGCCGAGATGCAATCTGCAATATGGGTGCGTGTTGCTCCCGGTGCGAAAGCGGTGTTCGTGGGATGCATGTTCTCAGGCGGGTTTGGGTCTGGCAGTGTAATAGACAACCAGGCACCAAATGTAGCCGCAGGAGTTCATCTTATTGGCTGCGTTAATGCGAACCCCACCGTAGGCCTTGGGACTGTAACGGCAACCGGAGTGATATCGTAATGCCATTTAAGAAGCATCCGAGACACGTAACCGAACAGCAGTTTGCCGAGGGCACAACGGTAGATGGCTCACGCTTAGACGATGCAATGGAAGACTTTATCCAGCATCACAACAATATACCGTCATCAGACATCTCTACACGCCATACCGCGAACACGTATTTCAGCGGATGGATTCCGCAAAAGGCAGCACGCACTCCTGACGGACCTCGATTTCCGTGGCAAACGGCGTTCAACACAGCGGGCACAGCCACAGGCTCTTCGGTGCCTGACTCTATGAGCAACCCAGAGCGGGTCAAGGGGTACGCAATACCCGGAGTTGAAACGCGCTCGGGTGTATCGACAAACGACCAGTTTGTGTGGTCTACATGCTTTGCTTTTGACAAGCCAGCAATTGTCAAGCGCGTGTTTGTCCAGATGGCAATAGATACCGCTGGCGTGGTCCAGTACAACTTAAACCCAGTATACGCCTCTCCAGCGCCGCCTGGGTTTGCTGCTGCACAAGAAACCCAAGACTTTACGTTTTCCTTTGAGGTTTCTTCCCCGCTGTCTCCAGAAGACAGGCAGCACACTGACGTGGAAATTGCTAGGAACCAGTTTATATTTAGCCGAGACTTGTTTAGGCCTGTGGCTTGGCCTGGTGGTGCAACGGACATGAACCCTTCGGGGTGGCCCGGGGGTGCGCCTGCCGGCTGGATAATACCTTTAGAGGTAGACGTTCCGCTTCACCAAGAATCTATAGCAAGGCTTCATTTGGTTATTCCGCCAGCCATATCAGCCACAACCCCATACGACTCTCCTTGGGGTGCTAAACCCTGGTTTCAGTGCCACTGGGGTGTTACGTTGGTTGTGCTTGAGGGGCTAGAGTAATGACTAAGATTAAGCGTCCAAATCTAAGCAGGGGCACCAAGCTACTGGTGAACCACATCCATACCCCGCTGTCTGCCGTTGCAAGCGACATCAATGCGGGTACGGTTGGTGAGGAGAACTTGCAAGAGAAGTCAGGCGTGTTCCGCATTAACCTGCACGTTCCTTATCTTGCCAACGACTTTGCGTTCTCAACATACTCAGGTGCGTCAGCAACGCTTAGTGCAGAGGGAGAGCCCTTTTCGATTCCATTCACGATTCCTCCTTATCAGCAGCAGTTTAGCGTCGATGCGTCTAACGACCCGATAATCAACACCAACACGCCAAAAATTATCCTTGACGAATTTTCGGTTACGTTTGACCAGCGGGCGGAGCCGTCGGCAATCGTTGATTTTGTGCAGCCATCGGGTGCGGGTGCAGACCCGGTTGTCAACACTTCAACCGCTTATGACATGGACTTTGACGAACTGTCCGCATACTCAATGCAGCTATCTATATGGGAGAAAACACCTACTGCCTTCAACGGTCCAGAGGATATTGAGCGCACTATCTTTAATGCTCCAGTGGCATTCACCAACCTGGCTAGCACGTTTGATAGGTCGCTAGGTGACATTGGTAATCCGTCTGTATTTAAAGACATAGGCGCAGCAATTGACCCATATAAGACTTACGGCATTTCTATTAAGATGCCTGCCCTTGGTGTGCTCAACAACTCACCGAACACTCGTAACCATGCGCTGGTAAGCGTTCAGTTTTCGCTCAAGTTTAAGAGCGTGCTTGTCCCGAGGGACATTAACGGCACACCTATGGCGATATCTAACTTGCCTACCAAGGATACCAACGGTGCAATTAGAACACCTACGGCAGTGAGTTTGCCGGTTACGGTCACCGCCCCGCTTCCGGGTACCATTATTAGTAGTGACGACGCGACCGGAGTTAACACGTCTATGGCGACGATAGATGAAGTCTATCGAAAGAAGCTGTCTGGAGGTCGCGATGAGTTCTGCGAAGTCGCATCTTTACAGCAGCTTGCAGACGATTCGACCTTTGAGGTCATCGCTGTTCCAATGTTCAACAACCGAAGGTACGGCGGAATTTACGCCGCAGACTGGCAAGACGAACCATACGCTAGTGCGGGTAACCCCTTATGGGAAAGAAAGATGGTTCCTCTGTCTTACCCGTTTGTTGTTCATCACGTTGTTATGGCGTGGAACTGGCAGCGTTTTGTTGCGGTGGGGTTCGGTGGGGCGGCAATAAATCAACCGCAAAACATACCAAGCAATGCGATGAGCGCCCATGTGGGCGTAGCAATGGGAACAGGAATGAGAGCTGACGGCGCTGGCTATCAGCAAATAGCCGAGCTTTCCATAAACACCCCAAACGCTCCCGGCACCTGGGAAACGCACCTTATCGACAAGATAAGAACAACAAATAGGTTTTCAGCCATCCGGGCAGCAGGTTCATACCCAAGGGACTGGGAGCTTCATTATGTTCCGCTTGTTCCGCAAGCGGGCGCAGCGGCTACCGGAAGCGGCACTGGCTATAAGTCCACCAGTGTGCCTGCGTTTGTTGGAAAGTCTTGGCTGCCAACTTCTACTAGAACAATAATGAATGGCGGAACGGATTCACGAGCCGGCGGCCAAGAGCAATGGCTTGAAGTAAGAATGAAACTAGACACAGTGCCTACCGCGAACAACGAGGTGATTTGCGGATACCAAGGTCACTGGGTGTACATCATCGGTAAGAAATCAATAGTGTGAGGCTGTCATGGCAGAGTACGAAGAGTTTTACGGGCAAGAAGAGTATGAGCCACTAAGGTTGATATCAGATGGCGACATCAATGTTGTCGGCGACCCTATGACTACAGGTCAGTATGAAGCAGCGCAGAGGCGAATTGCTGACGCACTAAGGGAGCGCCAAGCTGCGCTTACTGGTCTTGAGGGGCAGAGAGAAGCACTGCTTGGCGGAATCGCTGGAGAGCGAGAAGCGGCAGAGGCGTCGATACGTGCGGCAAGGCGAGGGGCTGCGCGAGCAATGATGGGATTGGCGGGAGGCACCGGAGGGCTTGCAGGCTCAGGCGCGGTACGTGCCGGCCTTGCACAGTCCGGTTTCCAAGCCGCCGAACAAGAGCAGCTAGCTAGGCAGACGGCAGCCAAAAACATTATGGGTATCGAGACGCAGGCCCAAGGCATGCTTGCAGACATTGAAGAGGCAAGGTCCGCAGCCACTCCTGAGTCGCTACGAGACGAAGCCGTTGCAGAAGCGTATACGCAGGCCAACGAAATATATGCCGCCAATGTTGCAGGTGGGTCCGCAGGATTACGTCGCGCTATTTCCCAGTTGTCAGACCTGGCCAACAAAGCAGACTTTCCCGAAGCAAGGGCAGAATATCAAAACATGATTAACGCCCTTTCCGCTGAACTATAGGAGCCTAACATGGGACGCATAAGACCTCGAAGGCGAGCAAGGATTGATGCAGTCAGCTTAGACGACGCCCCAGAAAAAAGCGGCGTAGCTAAGTACATGGACGTCATTCGTGCAATCAAGGGGACACTCCCCCTGGTTGACCCGCTTGTAAAAGGCATCCGTAAGGCTATCGCTAAACCGCCCACATCACCCAGGGCAGCAGCAGCGCAGAGGTCTTTAGAGGATGGGCTTACGCCAGAACAAAGCGCCGAGCTTATCAACATGCGTAACCTTGAAAGGAAACGCGCCGCCGCCGCCGCCGCACAGCCCATGTCTGGACCGGGTTTGCCACAGACAGGCATCCTTCCTGGCACACAATTCTTTGCGCCTCAAAAAGACTCTAAGCCAGTCGTGCCTCTTGGTGGAGAGCCGTTCCCTCGGATGGGCTTTAGCACTCCGAGAAAAACCACAAGAGGCCCGATACCCAATGTATATGACTTCGATTTAACGGAGTCTCCGTGGCAAGAGCGAGAGACATCTTATTTTGATAGAACCCTGGGAAGGCCAAGGTTTAGGACCACAGTTACCCCAAGGGCACTAACCGGCG